CTTCTTGGCCATACCTCCATGCTATGTCTGCTGGGATTGCGTAGTATTCCTTACCCTCTGGAAAAAATTTTGTTTGGGATTGAAGGCATAAGTCTCTGACTGTGTGGAATCTGAGAAAGGTTTGACGGTCGAAGAAGGAGTCGTGCAAGAACAGTAAGACTTCCATTTGTTCATGCCACCAAGCTAGTGAGTTGAGTTTGTCTAGTTTCATGTGGACTTCTTGGCTGCGTCCAAACCCTTGGACTTCGACTAAATAGTTTTCTGTTAGGTAGTCGGGGGTGTAACAGATTTGTGTGGGTACTTTGTCGAGGCGGAACGGTGGCCTGTTGAGGCCGTAGCGTGCGTACGGCCAGGGTGCTAGTTCTTCAAATTTGGTTTCGGCTTCGTCGCCCATTCTGTTGAGACGTTCAGAGAAATCGAGGTCCTTAAATTTCATTTCTTTTCTCCTTCTAACCAAACTACATCTCTGTCGTTTGGTATCACTCCTGCTTTTTCTAAGGCGTCTGATACCAGTTTTATGTAGTTGTCTACGTCGCCTGTCAGCTTGGGTTTCTCCCAATCTGGTAGCGACGTGATCTTGATGTGTGTTTCGGTGGCAGAGAAACTTGCTTCTAGTTTTACTGGGCCTTCAAACACGGGGAAGTCGTCGCCTACAGCTTCAACAATTAGTTGTTCTGCTTTTTTGGTTTCAGGTGGAGTGTAGGTGTGTCCAGTTCGTGTCATTCGTGGACGCCCCTTTGTGCGGGGTCGTCCTTCTATTGTTATTTCATACGTGTTTGGTTGCGATTTTTTGGGCATTGTCTACCAGCCGTTCCATTTGTCGGTCGCCGTCACGTCGCCCCATAAACTTGGGACCTTCTTCGTACCATTGTCCTAGACGTGAATCTAGGTCGTTGGTCCATGACATTACGTCGCCTCGTTCAAATCCTGATTCAAACATGGCTCGTGCGAATCGGTTTAAGAATCCGTGTCGTCCGTGTCCTGCGCCTTGTGTTGAGTAATAGGCGTGGGGTCCGTCACGGTACATTACTAACGCCAGTCCTCGGAGTCGTGAGCCGTCTACCTTCATCAGCGGGGCTTTGCTGTAGTCCCGTGGTGGTGGAAGATCAGGTTCGGGGTGTTGGTATAGTTCTGCTGCTCTTTCTAAATCTTCTAAAGGTGTGCGTTCTGCTTCGGCTTCTATTATGAAATCCCAAATGTCGTAGGCTTCGCCTGTGTCTGGGTTGACCATGATTTGTCTGCCTGCGGGTCGGTTCCCTCCGTAGGGCAGACGCATGTAGTTTCCTGGTGGCCCGTCTAATGAATCCGATTTAGGGTATACAGCGTCGTAGTCTCCGCCTGCGAGTTGCATTACTGCTTGTAATGCTTTTCGCATCAGGTGTGTAGGCGTCCACTGTTCGGTGAATACCCATACGTGGTAGCCCTTGCTTCGTGATCGTTCTAACCATCCTGTTATGCCGAGTGCGGAGAATAGTTTGATTGCGTTTTTGGCAATGATCTCTGATTCTTCTTCGCCTTCGTCTATGTCGATGGCTCCCCATGTGCACATCCATAGTTCGGGTTTCATGTCAGGGTAGATGGGTCGTGCGTCAGGTGATGAGGCCGACTGTAAGAACCCTGCTGGCCCGCTGTCTTGTTTTAGGGGGTCATAGACCATCGGATAGATCCCGATCATCTCAGAGCCTTCTAGGTGGTGTTCGAGGAGTTCTGTTGAGACTGGTATCCATCGGCAACCGCCCGAGTCTGTTCCATACGCATACGGAAAGCCCTGAAACACGTTTCCAAATACCTTTGCTGCTGTGCTATCCATCGAACGTGCCTTGTTCCCATGTAACTCCTGGCTCCAGAATACGTCCACTGCTGTCTATGGTGAGGTTTACCTCAGCTTTTTCCCCATCTCCAGCCTTGTTTTTCCACAGGCCAGCGGAAACTTCGTCCTCATAATGGGCACGAGTTTCCTCATCTAGGTTGGTGTCATCCCATCTACGCCATGTTTCAATTAGGAAATGGCTTTCACTTGTGGATGCGTACCTGCCTGCTTCGATGCCGCCAGCTTTGCCACGGTTCCCTGTGCCTCTGCCTGACTGATGGATAATGATTCCTACTAGACGCCAGTCAGATACCAGTTGCTTGAATGATTCGATCTTGGCTTGGACGCTGGCTGCGTCGCCAGCTTCGCCGCCTCGTATCAGTTCAAGGAAATCGTAAACTAAAACTTCTGGACGTTTGCCTCCCCACAGAGTGGAGGATGCAATCCGTAATGCTTTGTCGAGGTCATCGACACTCATGCCAGTGGATTCAAAATGGAGATTGGTTTCATCGTCCATGATTTGTTCGACTCGTCCCCACGCTGTGGGGTCCTCGCGAATAAGTCGGTTAATCCATTCTCTCTGGTCGTACTCCAAACGGATAGATGAGTACCGTCCCCAAAACATTGTTTCTGTTTCGTCTGGGCTAACCCAAAGGGTTCGATGGTTTCGGTTCTTTGCCACCATGTTCATGGCAAGCAATGTTTTACCTGTATGCGATCTTCCTATCAGGGTTACTAGTTGCCCTGGTCTTGCGCCTCCGAGTGTGGCCTCGTCAAAGGCTCGTACCCCAAAGCTCCATTCGTTGCCTGCACGCAAGTCGTGTTTCATGCGTCGGACTTGTTCCCCTTTAGGGGTAAATAGTCTGCGTAGATCTTGGGCGCTTACACCGTCGATCTCTTCGGGTTCAGCGGCAGGAGGAGTGGGGGCGGACGCAGTGGCCGCCCCCGTGACGAGTTGCCTCGCCTCCTCCATGCTGATTTCTTTAGGCACTTATTCCAACAAGCCAACCCTGTGGGTCAACTGGTTCGGGACGTTCAGGCCATGACCACGAAGTGTTCTTCTGTAGTCCAGCGAAGTAACCACTCTTGCTTGCAAGAGGATGGTTACCATCGCCTTTGCCTACAAACGGTTGCCCATCTTCTGCGACGGACAATCCTTTTTTGAGTTTGAAATCTCCGAGTCCACATTTGCCTGTCTTTGTCGTCGGAATATCTTTACCTCGCATTGTGTCTGCCCAATAGTCCTGAGGAAAGTGGCGAATCCCTGTTTGAAACAGTTTACGAATCGCTTGGTTATCCATGAACGCTGAGTCTTTAGACGCATAAACAATTCCTGCATTCTTTTCACTTAGGAATATCTTATGAACAGCGTCGTAATCCTCATCGCTTAGATATTGGCTTTGTCCACGAGGCGTAGTTGTTGCCCCTTGGAACGCTTGGGTCACAGCCGCTACCGCTTCGGTCTCTGTTGCTACCGCTGCGGGTGCTGCTGCTGGTTGGGGCGCTGCCCCTAACTGTGTTTTCACATCCCCAAGGATGTTCGCTAACGCTGACGCATTGTCGGTCAGTGTTGTAAGAATATCCTCATTGGGATCTGTTGTGCCTGCTGCGGCCTGTGCTGCTGTCAACTCGACAGCACCTTTCAGGACCACTTGGGCTTCTATGCTCGCACGCTCGTGCGGCTCCATTGGCTTCCATGCCATTATTTTGCGCCTCCTATTGTTGCGCCTTTGCACCGTGTCCACGCTGGACACCATTTCTCAGAGCACCACCATCCGTCATCACCGAGAGGATATTTAGTCATCTCGGATTCAACTAGGTGGCATAACCCTAAGACCTTTTGACGAAGCCAATCTGTGTGGCCTTCGTCACGAACTATGTCCATGCGACCGACACCCTTCGGGTGCATGATCGCATAGGAGAAATTTGAAATACCTTTAGCCCAGCAGTAAGCCATTGACTGGACATCCCACCGTTCGTATTGCCATCTGTCTCTGCTGTAGTCACGGCTTGGGAACTTCCAGTCCCAAAGCCTGTCCTCTTCAACGAGGTCGATGGTGCCAGAGAACTTGACAACCCTGTTGTCATCTTCATGGAAAAGTAAATTAAAATATTCTTCGACTTGTACTGGTTTGAGCATTGGCAGCACCTCGGTGCGCCAGTTCTCGATCTTGCGTAGTCCTTCTGCGTATGCGCTTTCACCTGAGTACTTGTTCCACACCTGGATGGTAGGTAGGGCTTCCTCCCAGTACATCTCGAAGGAGTCGATCATGTCTTGCTGTGACATCTCTCCGCCTGTCTTACGGGTGTTGAGTGCGTCCTCAGCTACTGCGTGACATGCCGTGCCTAATGTTGCCGCGTCTTTTGTTTCTTCGCTTACAAGGTTGTGGATAGTGTTTCGGAATCTTTCTAAACACATATCAGCAGTCTTTATTGTGGACTGCCTCACCCATGTATGCACCCAGCGACCTTCGCTGTCTTTGTGTAAAGGGTATTCGTTCATGTTGTCATTCTCTCAGTGGGGTAGGACACTGAGTCTTACTAAGTACCCCCCAACCACCTACCAGAGGTTGGGGGAGACTAAGTAATTACTTAGTATAGCGGACTGCTGTTTGTAATTTACATTACAGTTTCATTACGGCTCAGGTGTTCGGTAGCTATCCTTCCAAGGTTGGTGCCATGCGTGCCACCGTTCACAACACAGAGTGCATCTGCATCCACCAATCGCATAGGTAGCTATGTAGCCACACTTGGTGAAGTCAGATGGTTCCCACTCGATGTATTTAAGACTGCTCAGTTTTGCCACGTGCTCGCTCTATCTCGCCCTTCGTCCAAGAATCGTTTTCCCAGACTGTGGGCATGTTGCGTTGCATGGCACGCTTCTGCCATGCATCACGCTCGGCTTTGCTGATTTCTGTTTTTTTCTTTGGCAACTTGTCTCTCCAATTTTTTAATCAGCTTTTTCAGGTCACGGTTTTCTACCAGTAGCATGGCATAGCGCTTTCTTAGATGTCGGACCATTCCTGCATCACTGTTGTTTTCCATCCCAGTCGCAAGCTCTAAATGGTCAGGGTTACAACAAGAAGTGTTGTAACAGTTGTGATGGACTTGCATCCCATCAGGGATGGGACCGTTCTTGTAGACCCACATCATCCGATGTGTCTGCACGTTGTTCTTTGTTCCGCACCGTTCAGCTACGACTTTAGAATTAACTAGCCCGTAGCCTGCACGGAGTTTGGTGCGTTGCCACTCAAAACATTTGTAAGGAGTGATCTGAATGTATCCATGAACAGGGTTCATGTAATGTTCGACCCGTTTCTCAAACGTCATAGGCATTTGAGCTTTCAACGGAACGTGTGTACGTGGCTCACCATATTTAAGAAAGTGAGTGTTGTGTCCATTACACAACGCAATTTTGCCGTCACGTGAACCTGGACCTGTCCAAGGTTTACTAGACCTACGTGTCCCTGTGCATTGTGAGCCGTCAGGCATGATCGCCCAACACTTTTGTTTTCTGTATCTATTTGATCTTTCAGTCACTTGTACCTCCCACAAGTCCATAAATTCCATTTAGCTTTTGTATTTTCCACAATGTGGAACGCAAACCGAGTTGATTGTTCAACCTCGTAGCGTTTGTGCCAGTGCTTTTCAAACACATGGCCCCAATAGTTTTCGTTTATTTGAAACAATCCATGATCCACCCCGTTGTAGGCACGGGGATT